AAATCGACTTAGACGAAATCCTAAAAGAAATGGGATACGGAGAAGAAGATGAATCAGAAGAAGAAGTTTCTGAAGAAGTTGTAGAAGAAACTAATGAACTTGAAGAAGTAAAATCAGAGCTTACAGAAGCAATGGATACTATCAAGGAACTTAAATCTACAATCAACGAAGTAAATTTATTGAATGCAAAATTACTTTACACTAACAAACTATTCCGTTCTTATGACTTGAACAACGACCAGAAAATGAAAGTTGTTGAAACATTAGATAGAACTAAGAATGTTAGAGAAGTAAAACTAGTATTCTCAACTCTTGCTGAATCACTAAAAATTGGTGGTACTGCAAAAAAAGTAAAACAAGCTAAAATAACTGAATCATTCGCATCTAAACCAGTTGCAAGTACTGCTCCTTCTAAAGAAGTAATTACTGAAGCAACTAACACGATGGCAGAAAGATTTAAGAAATTAGCAAATATTTAATTTAACCCAAAAAAAAGGAAAAATAAAAATGGCAAATTTTGATTTATCTAAACTTATGGAAGGAAAGAACCCACAATCAGTTATGCTTGCTGAAACAAGAGAGCTTAAAGGAAAATGGGAACAAACTGGACTTTTAGAAGGTTTAGGAGAGAGAGAACAATCACAGATTTCTGTATTGTTAGAAAACCAAGCAAAACAATTGCTTGATGAAGCTACTGCTACCGGTACAGGTGGTGGAAACGAAGAGTGGAGTGGAGTAGCTCTACCATTAGTAAGACGTATCTTCGGTGAAATTGCATCGAAAGAATTCGTTAGTGTTCAACCAATGAACTTACCATCTGGTCTAATCTTTTATTTAGATTTCAAATATGGTACTGCACAACCAGGTAATCCTGCGTTTTCTGGAAAATCACTTTTTGGTGGTACTGGTGACGATTTAGGTTCAACTGATTCTGCTGTAAATGGTTTATACGGTGAAGGTAGATTTGCATATACTGCAAATGACGTATCTGATTCAATCGCTGTTGGTGATTTAACTATCGCTTCAGCTTCTTGGGCAGATGTAAATTATGATGCATCATTATCAGCTTCAGTTGCTGATGGTTCATTAGCTAAGATTTCATTTGACGCATCTGAATTAGTAAGACCTGATTTAGATGGTGTAAGAAGTTTTTACATTTCATCTTCAGATTTCGCATCTGCAGATTCTTACTACCCTGCACACTCTAGTGTTGCTGGTGCAGTAGGTTCAGAAGTAATTTCTACATTCGCAAAATTATCATCTTTAGGTGATGATTTAGCAGTTAAACATTCACAACAACCAATCGCTGCAAACAGAGGAGACTTCGAAGATAGTTCTCCATCTGAACCTGCAACTGATTTAGGTATTCCTGAAGTTGATTTAGAATTAAAGTCTGAAGCAATTGTTGCTAAGACTAGAAAACTAAAGGCTGTATGGACTCCTGAGTTAGCTCAAGATTTAAATGCATACCATTCAATTGATGCTGAAGCTGAATTAACTTCAATGTTATCAGAGTACATCTCATTAGAGATTGACCTTGAAATCCTTGATATGTTAAAAGCTAACGCTTTAACAACTGAATACTGGTCTGTAACTTTAGGTGAAGAGTATGATGCAAACACTAGTGGATGGGTTGCTGGAGGAAATTCTGCAGCTTATACTAAAAATTCTTGGTTCCAGACTTTAGGAGCTAAGTTGAACAAAGTATCTAACAAGATACACCAATTAACTTTAAGAGGTGGAGCTAACTTCGTTGTTGCTTCTCCTGATGTATGTACTATTTTAGAATCTATTCCAGGATTTACTGTATCTGCTGATAAAGATGCTTCATCTTTCGCAGCTGGTGTATCTGCTGTTGGTTCTATGAGTAATAGATATACTGTGTACAAAAACCCTTATATGACTTCTAACGAAATCTTATTAGGATTTAAAGGTTCAAACTTCCTAGAAACAGGAGCTGTTTATGCACCTTATGTACCGTTAATTATGACTCCACTTGTATATGACCCAACTAACTTTACACCAAGAAGAGGTGTAATGACTAGATATGCTAAGAAAATGGTAAGACCAGAATTCTATGGTAAAATCTATGTTAAAGATTTAAACAACCTATAATCGGTTAATTAAATTTTAGTAGTAAGTCATTACAATAGTGATGATAGAATTAAGAGGGAACAGAAATGTTCCCTCTTTTTTTATGCTATAATAAGATATTTATTAGAAATTTACAAAAAAACATGATAAATATCATGTTTTAGTACTATATTTTGTTTTTTTCGTAAAATAATTGAATAAAACCTGTATTTTTTTTAAATTATAACTATATATTGACTCAACATATTAAGACAATTCGGTCTTAATTCATAAACTATATATAATGAGCTACATTTCAAATGAAACAATTACTAATTGGGAAGATAATGGATTTATCAATTTTCAATTATTTACAAAAGAAGAAGTCAATTTAATGAAAATTGAATTGATGAGATTACTAAAAGAAAGAGATAATGACCCTCTTACTTTTTTTGAACATCCTCACCTAAAATCAGATTTATTTTTAAAAATAACCAAAGATGAGAGAATTGTTTCTGCAATTGAAAAGTTGATGGGAAATGATTTAGATATAGCTGATTGTAAAATAGAAGCTACCCAAACATGGGCATATTTCAAACCACCAGGAGCTCTCGGTAGGGATGTACATCACAATATATTTTATTCTCATGCAAATTATGGAGAAGTAATAAATGTAAGTATTGCAATAGATGATGCTGATGAAGAAAATGGATGTTTATATTGGTATCCTGGTTCTCATAAAGATAAAATGGTATATCCTATTCCAGATTCTACTCATACTGAGTTTGAATCAAGAGATGAAAGTAGAATAAAAACTAATCCTAATGGTCAACCAAATGAAAGAGGAAAACCTTTATATGTACCTGGTACTTGGGTTGATGGACAATGGGTTGATAAATGGAATAAAATTTACGTTCCAATTAAAGCAGGTTCAGTAACACCATTAAATTCTCATGTATTACATGGTTCAGATGCAAACTTTACAACTGATAGATGGAGAAGGTCTTTTCTAATACAATATTCTAAATTAGGAGGTATTCAGAGTGGTGGTAAACATATGAAACGAGAAACAATAAGTGTATATTAATGCACAATCAATTAAGGTTACAAATATTCTATTAAATTAAGAGGGGAACTTACTCACCCCTCTTTTTTTATTTTTATACTTCCTTTTCTAATATTTTATATTTATAATAGTATAATTGTAAATAAGGAGAAAGTATAATATGTCTCAAGCACGAATTTGGACAGGTTCAGCTGATTTTACATCAGGTTCCTCTACACCATTTGGTATATATGATGATGATTCATCATTTCAATTAGATGCACCGAAGGTTGCATCGTGGTGTGCAAAAAGGCTAGGATATCCTATTATTGATATAGAACTACAAGGAGAGAACTTCTTTGCAGTATTTGAAGAATCAGTATCGGAGTATTCTGCACAAGTAAATCAGTTTAACATAAGAAATAACCTCGGTTCATTAGAAGGACAACCAACTGGTTCTGATTATACTGGTCAATCAGTACAAGGTTCAGAACTAAATAACGTAGTAACAATAGCAGAATCATATGGTAACTTTGCAAACGTTGGTGGTAGAACTGATATCAAAAAGGGTTCAATAGATGTAACTACTGCCTCTCAAGAATATGATTTACAGGCTCTTTATGGAGATGTATCTGAAAGTAGTGAAAGAATTGATGTAACTAAAGTATATTACGAAACAACTCCAGCAATTAACAGATTCTTTGACCCATATTCAGTTAGTGGACAAGGAACACTTAACTTAGTTGATGAATTTGGATTTGGTTCATTCTCACCAGCGGCACAATTCGTGATGATGCCGATTTATGAGGATATGTTAAGAATTCAACAGATTGAATTTAATGACCAAATTAGAAAATCTGCACATTCATTCAATATAGTAAATAATAAAATAACAATTTTACCAAAACCTGCATCAGATTATAAACTTTGGTTTGAATATCAAGTTGTAAAAGATAGAAGAGAAAATTCTACTGTTATAATTCCAAATGTAGTATCGGATTATTCAAACATTGGATATAGTTTTGCTACATATAGTAGAATAAACGATGTTGGTAAACAATGGGTTAGAAAATACACACTTGCTTTGGCAAAAGAGATGTTAGGTGCAATTAGAGAGAAATATTCTTCAGTACCAATTCCTGGTTCAGAAGTTTCTTTAGATGGTGCATCACTTAGAGCTGAAGCACAAACAGAAAAAGATGCTCTTATTGAACAACTAAGAGAGAATCTTAATGAAGTAAGTAAAAAACAAAGAATAGAGAACGAAGCTTCTATGGTTGACCAACAACAAACAATCATAAACAAAGTTCCACTAGCAATTTATATAGGATAACGTTATGCCGAAGTTTTTCAACGCTAAAGATTTAGATTTCATAAAAACTATCTCAGAGGAGGTGGTAGATTATGTAGTAGAACAAGCAGTAACCTTGTTCAAGGTATCTGTGGGTGAAACTAAAACTAATTTATATGGTGAATCTCTTGGTAAAGTGTGGAGAGCACCTTCTACTATCATGGCGATTGTAGATAGAGAACCAATGAATGTAGTTTATGAAGGATTTGGTGCAGATAAACAACAAGCAGTTGAATTTAGGTTCAATAGAGAACGATTAAGAGAAACAACACACTCAGTTCCTAAAATTAGAGATGTAAATGGTACATTAGTACCAACAGAAGCAATTCAAAACTTAACAGTTGGTTATCCTGAGATTGGTGATGTAATATTGTTTGATGGTATCTATTATGAAATGGATAACATACGAGAAAACCAAAGAATTGGTGGACAACCTCAAATCTATGATAAAGAAACAAATACATTCCAAAATTCTAACAATACACTTATTGGTGTTGGATTTATGGTAAGAAGAAGTCAAATTCAAATAGATGAAAGGGTATATCACTAATGGCAATCGACCCTTTAAAAAATATAAAACCAAACAGAGCACTTCAATACAAAAAAGAAAGTATTGAACAAGGAAAAGGTGTAAAATTATATGATGTGGATATGGCAATTGCCGAACACATGATAGATACTGTATTACCTACTGTTGAAATCTTCCAAGAGAAACAAAAGATACCTGTTGTGTATGGAAATCCTGAAAGATGGAAATCTGTTCAAAAGGATGGGTATTTACGAGATAAAAAAGGAATATTACAAATTCCTCTCGTAATGTTTAAGAGAAATTCTATTGAAAGAAACGATAGTTTATCAAATACAATGAATAGACACGTTTCTTACCCATCAGTATCAAGATATTCCAAAAAACATAAGTACGATAAGTTCTCAGCAATGACTTCAACACAAAAACCTGTTGAAATGTATGATGTTGTGATACCTGATTATGTTACTTTATCATATGAAGTAATAATATGGACTGATTTTACAGAACACATGAATAAAATTGTTGAAGCCTTTCAATATGCAACTGATGAGTATTGGGGAGATAAAGGTGGATTTAAATTTAGAGTAAAAATAGATAATTTTGATAATACAACAGAAGTAAGTGAAGGTTCACAAAGAATTGTAAGAACAAACTTTACTATGGCAGTAAATGCTTATCTATTACCAGAACAATTTGATAACCAATCAACTCATAAAAAATCATTTACCCCTAAAAAGGTAGTTTGGGGATTAGAAACCGATTTAACAGGATTAGGTGATGGAAATGTAACAAATTCAACAGTAAAAAAACAATTAATAAACGAATATTCGGATATTATCGATTTTGTATCCATACGAGGTTCAAAACAAGGTTCATTTGTTGATGCAGATACAATGAAACTAACAAATGTAGAAAAACCTAAATTACCACCCGAATTAATTGGTACATTTAATGAAGATGAGTGGTTTAGAGTTTATATCAATGGAGTATTTATTCCAAAGGCAAAATATAATTTTATTGAAGGTGATAATGATGATGAGATAGTATTTAATTTCGCAACAGGTTCACTTTCAGTAGGTGGAACATATCCTACTGATTTACAATCAACTCAAACTGAGTTGGGATATATTTTAGAAAATACAGATGAATTTGGTGTAACTGGTAAATTTATAGAAAAATAAAATGGCATTAAAAGATTTGGTAAAAATATTAGCTCAAGTACATGAACCCGATGAATATCAGTTGGCTGTTCACGATATGAATCATGAACATTATTGGATATGGAAATTACCAAATGGTAAGATGAAAGATTTAGAGCTAGAAATTAGAGAAAAAAGACCCGAACACGCAAGATTTGATATATTTATAAACGGTCAATATGTTCTAGAAGATGATTATACATTTGAACATGGTGGAAAGGATTTATTAGTTAAATTTAAAAAATCAAATTTCGGTTATTCTCTAGAAATAGATGATGATATAAAAATAGAAGGAGATATACAGGTAGGATGAGTTCAAGGAAGAAACCAAATATTATAACTCCGTTTGATGATAGGAAACGATTTAAAAATTTAGTGCAAGAGGTTTTTAGAGATATGGAAATATTCAGTCATGTGCCAGATTCAATATCTTTAGATGGTGTTTTGTTTACACTTACACTAAGTAATAAAAAACTTGTTTATGAAGATGTATCAGTAGATATTATATCTGATTACGTTGATGTTTATTTACAAGGAGTAAAAAAAACAGCGGATACATATTCAGTTACAGATAATGGAACAGATATAGTAATTAGTTTTACTGAAAATATAACACTTGTCCCTGAGGATATAGTGAAGGAAGATTTTTCAGTAAAAGGAAAGATAGTGAGTAGATAAGAATGGCAACATTAATTCAAAGTAAACAGATACAAGGAATAGTAACCGCTTCGGTAATCGAGGGGGATTTTGCTGTAAGTGGTGGTTCGGTTAACTTAGGTGCTGCAAGTGGTGTAACAGGTTCATTTAGTGGTTCATTCGTTGGTGATGGTAGTGGAATACAAGGAATAGATTATTCTCAAATAACTAATACACCGGTATTTCTACCAGGTGATAATATAACAATCACATCCGGTAGTAATATCATTACTATAACTTCAACTGCAAGTGGTGGTGGTTCAAATGAATCTTTAAACTCATTTACTGCATCATACTATTCAGATTCTTCATCATTTGATTCAAGAATTGTAGGTATTTCTGCAAGTGGTAGTGGTGCTGATTGGAATACTAATTTACAAAATATTCCAAGTGGAATTATTAGTGGTTCTATTCAAATTCTTGGTGGAACTGATATTATTAGTAGTTCTGCTCAAATATCATCTTTAGGGTTTATAACATCATCTCATACAGATATAGCTTCATTAAATGATTATACTGCATCAAATGATTTAAGAATAACTAATTTAGAATCAACAACTTCTTCATTAGATACACGAATAACTCAATTATCAGATAGTACTGGTTCGTATGAAACTATTGGTAGAGGAATAATAAGTTCATCAGAACAATTCCCAAGTGGATTAGTAAGTGGTTCAGAACAAATATTAGGTGGGACAGGAATACTTAGTGGTTCTCATAGTGATTTATCATCATTAAATACATACACATCATCTACTGATGAAAGATTATCAAATATAGAAGCTGCAACAGGTTCTTATTTAACATCTGAAACAGATTCTCAAACACTTTCTATAAGTGGAGACCAATTAACAATAACAACTGGTAATACAATAACAATACCAACAGGTTCAAGTGTAGTAGCAGGAACAATTAGTGGTTCACAACAAATAAGTGATTTAGGATTCATTTCTTCATCACATACAGATATAGCTGATTTAAATACGTTTACTTCATCAATACAAACTGAAGTAGATGCATTATCAGCCGCAACATCATCGTATCTAACATCTGAAACTGATTCACAAACACTTTCTATTGATGGAGACCAATTAACAATATCAAGTGGTAATACAATAACAATACCAAGTGGTAGTAGTACAACTGATTATACTCAACTTACAAATGTTCCTAGTGGATTAGTAAGTGGTTCATCTCAAGTAGATTATGATGTTCTAACTGGTGGTAAAGGATTACTTAGTGGTTCTCATACAGATATAAGTTCATTAAATGATTATACATCATCAACTGATGCACGATTAAGTGGTATAGATTCAATAACTTCTTCTTTAGAACAAAGAGTTAGTGAAATTGAATCAAACACCGGTTCATATGATGATTTAACAAATATATCATCATTAAATACATTCACATCATCAATAGATACAAGTATAAAATCTAAATTAGATTCAGATGGTGTAATTAGTGGTTCACAACAAATTACTGATTTAGGATTTATATCCTCATCACATACTGTAATTGAATCATTAAATACGTTTACTTCTTCAATCCAAACAGAAGTAGATGTTATATCTGCTCAAACATCATCTTACCTAACAGAACTTCCTGATGGATTAGTTTCTGGTTCTGTTCTTAGAACTTTAGGTGGAACAGGTGTTTTAAGTGGTTCTAAAACTGATATAAGTTCATTAAACGTATTTACTTCTTCAATCCAAACAGAAGTAGATGGTTTAAGTTCGTTTACATCATCTTATTTAACTGAAATACCAGCTGGTACAATAAGTGGTTCATCACAATTAACATCTTCTTATGATACAAGGTATGCGTTAAGTGGTTCTAGTGGAGAAACTGATTTTGATGGAAATAGAATTGTATCACAAGAAAAACTACCAACGATGTTTTCATCATCGTTTAATCCAGGTACAAGTGGTTCAATAGTAGATTTCTTAAACGCAGTATTTTATCCAAACTCAGACCCTGCTATAACAAGTGGTAATCAAACTATATCTGAATATAGTTCAAGTGGTTCACCAATATTTACTTTAGAAGCAACGGATCCTGAAGGACAATCACTAACATTTGGTACAGGTTCAACATATACTGATGATTTAGTTAGAGTTGCATCCAATGGTGTTGTAACTTTAAATGCAGTACCAACATCTGCATCATTTAATACTGATTTAGTAGGTGGTTCACATGGACATACATTTATTGCAAAAACAACTGATACATTTAACTCATCAATTGAAAAAGATATTACAATATTTGTAACACCAAACTCAACACCTGTATTTAGAGAAACTTCTATTAGTGGAAATGTAATTACATCGGTAACTTCAAACTTAAATGAAAGTTCTGCTGATGATACTTTACTAAAAAGAGTATTCTTTACAGATGCAAATGGAGATTCAATAACAATACACTCATCTTCAATAGATGGAAATCATTTTGAAGTAATAAAATCAGCAACGTATGTTGATATATTACAAAATACTGGTTCTTTAAATTATGAAGAAAAAACTACATACAATTTCAGTATATCTGCATCAGATGAACATTATGAGTTAGGACAAGATTCGGATTCAATAGTTGTTTTACCAATTACTGTAAATGTAACTGATAACTTAGTACCAACTATTTCAAACCAATCACTATCATCTATAAATGAGAATTCATCCAATGGAACAACTGTTGGAACAATATCTGCAGCGGATAATGAAGGAGATACAATAACATTTGCTAACTTTACTTTATATAAGTTAGAATTAGATAATGTAAATGTACCAAGTGGTTCGTATGGTGGTACTTCTCAATTAACAGACCCACATGAGAACCCATTCCAAATGAGTTCAAGTGGAGTAGTAACAAGAAAAGTAGGGATTTTCTTAAATTCCGATTTAATAAACGAATATCAATATACAGTCGAAGTTAAAGATTCATATAACGAATCATCTAACCCTGCAATCATCACAATACCAATTGATGATGATACACCAGCAACTATTTCTGATAACTGGTCAGCAGGACCGTATATTAAAGAATCTGAAGAAAATGGTACAACTATAAAAACAACAAACTATGGTTCAACTACTGCAGATTATAATTCAAATCAAAGTGGAACATTTACATCATCAAATCCAGCAATTGTAATAAATGGTAGTGGTAATTTATCATTAGGAGTTGATTTAAGTGGTTCTGTAACACAAAGTGATGATTCATTGGATTCTGTAATTACATTTACTAATACTTTCGGTACAATAACGACTGATAACTTAAATGTAGATATTATACACAATCATCATCCGAGTGCATCATTCACATTACAAAATTCTAATCTAAATACAAATTTAGCAACAACAAATACAAACTTGGTTCTTGTTTCGATAACTGACACTGAAGGTGATACTCCTTATTCTGCTTCTTTATCTGGTACTGATGCGGGGAAACTCAATCTCAATTATACAAACTCAAATTCATCTTCTTTATACATTAGAGCAAATGAGAATTTATCTGCAGGGACCATAACTTATAACCTAAGAGTATCTGATTCTTATAGTGAAGTTTCAGATTACATAGGTAACACGATTTCAATCAATGATGTAGATACTGGTACACTTGGTGGAGATACAACCTCTCATATTATAGAATCAGCAAGAAATAATGATTCATTGAGAGATGCAAGTGGTTTTGAAGGTGGTAATACCTCTCAATTAACTGTTTCATACTCTGGTTCTGATGGAACTCCGAGTGTTCAATCATTTACTTCATCAAATCCATCGATAGATATTGATTCAAGTGGTAATCTTACCCTTGCAGTTGATATAAGTGGTTCACTTACAAGTTCAGGTGATACAATTTCATCTGATATTACATTCCAAGATAACTATGGTAATGTAGGTAGTGGTAGTTTAACAGTAAATGTATTTGCAAACTCACATCCAAGTGCTTCGTTCACTAATAATAGTGGAGTTTACAATACAAACCAAGCAACATCAAGTGCATTGATAACATCTTTAACAATTACTGATGAAGAATCAGATACTCCATTCAGTATGAGTTTAAGTGGTACAGATGCTAACAAATTTAACATCGAACCACAAAATTCTAACACATCATCTATTCAATTAACTGCGGTTTCTGATTTAGATAGTGGAACTTACTCATATACTGCTTCAGTATTTGACCAATTTAGTGAAGTATCACATTATGAAAGAGAAATAACAATCGCAGAAGCTGATTTAGGTACTCTTTCAACAAATGGTACGTTCTATGTTATAGAATCTGCTGTAAATGGTAACAACATCGTAACAAACTCAAATGGTAGAACAGGAACACAAGGAGATTTAGGAGTTTCTTACTCACCTAACTATGGTTCACAAGTTGTACAAGAGTTTACTTCATCAAATGCATTTGTTTCTGTAAATTCAAGTGGTAATTTATCAGTTGGAACAAACATAAGTGGAAGTAGTGAAACAAGTGGAGATTCAATCACCTCTAATATAACTTGGGCAGACCAACATGGTAATGTAGGTAGTGGTTCTATATCAGTTAATGTAACAACTAACAATGCACCAACTACAAGTTCATTTTCAAGTCAATTTGAAAACACAAATCAAGCAACTGGTTCAGTTGAAGTATTAGAATTAACAATATCTGATACTGAAAGTGATTCAATGCCAAATGCTGGTTTAACTTGGTCAAGTTACAACTCAACTTATTTCACACCATCGGTTTCAACTCCTAATATGAGTTTAAATGTAAACAATATATCAGTACCAAGTGGAACTTACCCTTGGGAAGTAACATTAGAAGATGAACATGGATTCAATACACGAGTTGTAAGTGGTTCATTAGTAATAACACAAGCAGATACAGGTACTATGAATGGTGATACTGCAGTTTATGCAATTGAATCAGCATTAAGTGGTTCTGTACTTAGAGATGCGACTGGATTTGGAAATGGAAATTCAGCTGATGTTGGTGTAGCTTACTCACCATCATTTGGTTCACCAATAGTACAATCATTTACTTCATCAAATGCAGCAATTGCAATTGATGATAATGGTGGATTAACTTTAGCAGTAGATTTGAGTGGTTCGGTAACACAAAGTGGAGATACAGTAAGTACAACAATAACATTTGATGACCAATATGGAAATGTAGGTAGTGGTTCAGTAACCTTAACTGTATTTGGTAATCAATCACCAGTTGCTTCATTTACATCAGCATCAGACTACGAAAGTGATAATGCAGTTGCTGATTCTGATGCAGGTACGTTAGTAGTAACTGATGTAGAAAGTAATTCACCATTTACAGTTACCCTCGCAGGTACAGATGGTGGTAAATTTGCTGTAAGTGGTTCAACATCACCATTTGAGATACAACCAACTGGTTCTTTAGAAGCAGGAACATATTCAATCAATATAGTAGTAACAGATACTTACTCAGAATCGGTAACATTATCAAATCAATCAATTGTAGTTGACCAATCAGCAAATACAGGTAAAGTATATATTTATTATTCGAACTACGCTTCGGATGGTAATTACACGAGTGCGTATAATTCGGTGATGGGTGCAAGTACCTTAAGTAGTGATACTCCACCTGAAGTAACTGCTTATACGGCAAATACTGCATCACCATATTATAAACTTAAAACATCAATAGGTGATAGTTCATACTCACTTGCTGGTGGTAAAACTATGACCCTTGCGGCAACGATAAGTGGTTCGGATTTTGCAGAAATTATTTCTGCATCTGCAGGAAACATGAGTTGGGGAAGTACTGTACAAACAGTATTTGTAATACCAAGTGGTTCAAGTATGATAAATGTACCAACTTCAATGACAGATGGATTTGGAGGAAGTACTGTGGGAGAATATTGTTTAGTTCACTATGCTGATGGAACATCTGCACCTTTAGGTCCATCTCCATCAGTAATTCACACACTTGATGTTGATGGAACACAAGGTGGGTTTGATAAGTGGCACGTATTAGGTGCTGCAATAAATAGTACTGCAACAAATATGAGAGTTAAAGTAATACCAAGTAGTGGTTCGATAGGTAATTTTTAAAATGAAAGGAATAGTATGCCATTTATAGGAGAAAGATTAGGGTTAAATACCGCGACGAAAAACGCGGGAACAACTGCCTTACTGAATGTTGATTTCGTTAAAGGAGCATTTAAGATATATGCATCCTCTGACTTAGTTGGTATTTCTCCTAACCTATTTTCAGATAACCAAATAATATATGTTCAAGATAGTGGTTCACTATATAAAGCAGATGTTGTACCTGCAAATTTCATTGATACATTTGAAGATACAGTAACTTTTGCAGAATTCTCATTCAATAGTGGTTCATTTACAAGTGCATCCTTTGATGGAACTGCAACACTAACATTATTCGGACAAAATTTAGAAGGTTCACCACAAATATCAATGTCTGTTGATTTATCAGCATTAACTGGTTCTGGTGGTGGAGGTGGAACAGGTGATATCACTGCAGTTTTCACATCCGATGAGGGTATTATTGGAGGTCAATCAAGTGGTAATGTTGTATTAGAATTAGACCCAGGAGATGGTGTTATTCTAAACTCAAATGGTATAAACGTAAGTACAGGTTCTACCCATTTTATAAGTGGTGTACAGAAAGTAGAAATTGATGGAGAAACTTTTTAGTATTTAAAAAATAATACTATATTTATAAAAGTAACAAACACTATATAGTGTTTTAATTATGGGAACATTCCCGTTGAACAAATGGTTACATAAATTTAATTCAATAAAGGTTATTTAACAAAAAATCAAATTAAAAATTTTAACAAAAAAGGAAAAAATTAAAAATGGCACAAATTATTAAGCACAGAAGAGGTAATCTTGAAGGCGTAAAGGATGCAACAACGAGAGCAGGTGAACTGTTAGTTGTTACAGGTTCAACAGGTCTTGGAACGATTGCCAATGGTGATAGTTTGGTATTTGTTGGTATTGATGGTTCAACGGCTACTCCTGTAAATAAAATATTGCAAGGAACAACCGTACCGAATTTAACTGGAGAAACTTACAGCACTCATGTTGATGGTATTCCATTCTTCGATACTGATGATGAAAAATTATACATCTTAAACAAAGGGGGGAATATTGAAGTAAAAGCAGCTCCCCAAACAGGTGGTACGGGATTAGTATCTGGTTCATCTCAATTAGCAAACTCAAGTGTTTCTAATGAATCATTAAATGCATATACTGCATCTAACGATACAAACCAATCTGCACAAGATACAAGATTAGACCAATTATCTACATTCACTGGTTCTATTAGTGGAGATTTTGTAGATAATTCAGAATTAGCAGCAGCAACAGGAGCATTAGAAACTTCTGATTCTGCGTTATCACAAAGAGCTGGTAGGTTAGAAAACTATACAAGTTCATTCGCAGCTTCAACTGTAACTCTTACAAATAAAACAATAGATGCAAGTAGTAACACAATATCTAATATTGCTAATTCATCACTTACAAATGATGGAATTACAATTGCAGGTGTTGATACATCTTTAGGTGGTACTATTACATTCCAAACAATTGCTGGTGGTAGTGGAACAATCTCTGGTTCAGCACAAGTAGTATCTTCACTTTCTAACCAAGCAACCGATTTCGGTAGTGGTAGAGTAAGTGGTGAACAATTTGGTGATGTAGCAGGAACTTCAACTATGACAGGTTCATTCGTTGGTGATGGTTCAGGTTTAACTGGATTAGCAACTAACTTAACTGTTGATGGTGATAGTGGAGCACAAGATGTAGATTTATTAGCAGATGATTTACAAATTTTAGGAACTGCAAACGAAATCGCAACTGCAGTAACTAAAGTTGGTAATGATGTAAAAGTAACATTAAGTTTACCTGATGATGTAACAATCGGAAATGATTTAACAATCGTTGGTAACTTAGAAGTACAAGGAACAACTACATCAGTTGATTCAACTACTGTTGTATTAGGAGATAACATTTTAGCTCTTAATGGTAGTGGAGCAGCACTTGGTGGTTTAGAAGTACATGATGCAAATGGACCTGCAAGTGGTTCATTCTTATGGAATGGAACAACTAACCAATGGATTGCTGGAGCAAGTGGTTCAGAATCTAAAGTATTAGTTGCAAATGGTGATGGTGTATTCTCTGGTTCTGCACAAGTATCAGGAATTACAAATGCACAATTAGCTGGTTCAATATCTAACGATAAATTAGCTGGTTCAATCGCAAATGATAAATTAGCAAATTCAGCAATTACTATTAGTGGAACTTCGGTTTCTCTTGGTGGTGCAATTACTGATGAAGTATTATTTGGTGGAGTTGGTGTAGTATCTGGTTCTTCTCAAGTAGTATTACAATCTGCTGATAAGACTGGATTCACAGGAGCATCTTCCATAACTACATTAGGTACAATTGCTACCGGTGTATGGAATGGTACTGCAATAGATAAAACATATTTAGATGATGAAGTATTAAATGCTTCTTTAAATTCATATACTGCATCTAATGATACAAACCAATCTGCACAAGATACAAGGTTAGACCAACTATCTGCATTTACAGGTTCTGTAAGTGGTGATTTCGTAGATACTTCGGAATTAGCTGCTGCAACAGGAGCACTTGAAACTGCTGATTCTGCTTTAGAAGGAAGAGCTGATAACTTAGAAAACTATACAAGTTCATTCGCAGCTTCTGCTGTAACTCTTACAAATAAAACAATTGATGGTGCTAATAACACTTTAACAATTGATATTTCAAGAGATACAAACTTAGCAGTATCTGATACTTCACAAGTTGATATGATTTTGACTGGTGATACTATATCAGCAAATCTTAAAGGTGGTGTAATTTCTGGTTCAGCACAAGTAGTTTCTTCTTTATCAAATCAAGCAACTGATTTTGGTAGTGGTAGAGTAAGTGGTGATGATTTCGGTAATGTTGCCGGAGATACTACATTTACTGGTTCATTTAGTGGTGATGGTAGTGGATTGACAGGATTAGCAACTAACTTAACAGTTAATACTGCTGATGTTGATTTATTAGCTGATGATTTAGATATCGTTGGTACTGCAAATGAAATCGAAATCGCAACTGCAAAAGTTGGTAACGATGTAACTGTAACTGTTGGTTTACCAAATGATGTAAACATTGGAAACAATCTTGTTGTAGGTGGAAACCTTACAGTAGAAGGTACAACTACAACTATTGATTCTACGACTGTAAACATTGGTGATAGAATTATTGAATTAAACTATGCTGGAAATGCTGGTGATGCAGGTATCTTAGTATCTGATGTTGATGGTGGTGGAACTACAAGTGGTTCTTTACTATGGGATGCATCTGCAGATAATTGGATGGCTGGTACACTTGGAAGTGAGAAAGAAATCGCAAGATTAAATGCTTCTCCTACTTCTAACACAGTACTTAAGGCTAACGCTAGTGGATTATTAGTTGATTCATTGATTACTGATGATGGAACAGATGTAACGATTAGTGGAACTGCAGAATTGAGAATCAATGCTGCAACTGCTAACTCATTCGTTTATTTCGATTCAAACAAATCTCTTGAATCAGTATCAGCTGCAACTGCAGGTGATGTAATTCAATGGAATGGTTCATCATTCGTTGCAAGTAACGAAATTGATGGAGGTACATTCTAGTAGAATATACTGAGTAAATTTAAAAATCCCCTTCTAAAAAAGTTGGGGATTTTTTTTATACTTTTAATTTTTCTATACTTATAGTAGTGGTATGGGAATATTTATTTCTAAAATCACATTTGCGAATATTTATATACAAGATTAAGGAAGATATCCATACATGGCTGCAATATTACAATTAAGAAAAGGAACTGATGCGGACTTAAGTAGTATAGGTAATTTATCTAGTGGTGAATTATTTTATAATACTGATAAAGAAGTCATACAAATAGGCACAGGAAACTCAAACGTTACACTTTCACGATTGGGTATAAACACAGGTTCAATCGAATTCACTGGAGATATTACTTTAGGTGGTAATATTATATTAGGTGATGAAATTCAAGATAACATAACAGTATCAGGACAATTTGATTCTGATTTAATTCCATCTGCATCAGCAACTTATGATTTAGGTTCTGATTCAAAAAAATGGAGTGAGATTCATGCAGAAACTGGTTATTTTGGAAATGGTATTGTATCGAGTTCAGCACAAATAATCGCAGAATTTCCTGATGGTTTAATTTCAGGTTCTTCTCAAGTAACCATAACAGAATCTCAAATATCAGATTTATCTCATTATAGTGATTCTAATGTAAAAACAAAATTAAATGTAGAGGGTGTAATTAGTGGTTCATCACAAATAACAATTACTGAATCACAGATTTCAGATTTATCACATACAGATATAAGTTCACTAAATACTTATACATCTTCAAATGATACAACTAATACAACTCAGAATACAAGATTAGACCAACTTTCAACTGAAACTGGTTCTATATCAACTGAACAATCTGCACAAGATTCAAGATTAGACCAACTTTCAACTGAAACTGGTTCTATCTCAACCGAACAAGCTACACAAAATACTAGATTAGACCAATTTGCAACTGAAACCGGTTCTATCTCAAACGAACAAGCGGCACAAGATACTAGATTAGACCAACTTTCAACTGAAACTGGTTCTATTTCATCAGAACAAGCTACACAAAATAGTAGATTAGATAGTATAGAGGCAGTAAGTGGTTCATACTTAACAACATCGGGTTCAGTAGATTATACAGATATTACAAGTAAACCAACTTTAGTAAGTGGTTCATCTCAAATAACATATGGAGATGTTTCATCAATACCATCAAATATAATTTCTGCATCAACAGATTCATCAACAGTAAACTTTACAATTACTAATGGTAATATAACTGCAGATTTAAAAGGTGGTGTAATTAGTGGTTCATCTCAAGTAACAATTACTGAATCTCAAATATCAGACTTATCACATACAGATATAAGTTCTTTAAACTCATATACATCTTCGAATGATATAAACATTACAAACATTCATTCTACAACTTCATCATTTGAAAGTAGATTAGATTTATTAAGTGATGTATCTCACTCTCATGCAAATAAAAGTACTCTTGATAACATTAATCAAGAACTTACAACAACATCAGATGTAACTTTTAACACTGCTTCATTTACAGGAGATGTTATTATAACAGGTGATTTTACAGTATTAGGTTCTGCAACTGAAATATCTTCAACAGAATTAAGAATTGAAGATAAATTAATTACAGTTGCAAGTGGTTCTGCTGATTCGGCTGCTGCTGATGGTGCAGGTTTAGAAATAGATGGAGCAGGAAAATCAATAAAATGGGACCACAATACAACTTCTTTCGTATTAGATGCCAAAGTAAGTTCATCAGTAGGATTTAAAGGGGAAGGTGGAGAACTTACAGGTATCGATACCGACCAAGTAACTGAAGGTAGTAATCTTTACTATACTGATGATAGAGTAAAAATAAAATTAGATAATGATGGTGTAGTTAGTGGTTCATCACAAGTAGTTGAACTATTGGATTCATTAAACACTTATACATCATCAAATGATACAACAAATTTAATACAAGATTCAAGATTAGACCAACTTTCAACTGAAACTGGTTCTATTTCATCTGAACAAGCGGCACAAGATGTAAGGTTAAATCAACTTTCAACTGAAACAGGTTCTATTGCAACAGAGCAATCAATTCAAGATTCACGATTAGACCAATTTGCAACTGAAACTGGTTCTATTTCATCTGAACAATTAATTCAAGATTCAAGATTAAATCAGTTATCAACCGAAACCGGTTCTATTGAAACTGAACAAGCTGCACAAGATACTAGATTAGACCAACTTTCAACTGAAACTGGTTCTATTTCTTCAGAACAATTAATTCAAGATACTAGATTAGACCAATTTGCAACTGAAACAGGTTCTATATCAACTGAACAAACTACACAAAATACTAGATTAGACCAATTTGCAACTGAAACAGGTTCTATTTCATCTGAACAATTAATTCAAGATTCGAGATTAAACCAACTTTCAAGTGAAACTGGTTCTATCTCAACTGAACAAACTATACAAAATAGTAGATTAGACCAACTTTCATCGGAAACAGGTTCATATCTAACAACTGTTGATATTTCAACTGATACTAATTTAGGAGTATTGGATACTGATAATGTTGATTTGATTTTAGATGGTGATACTTTATCAGCAAACTTAAAAGGTGGTGTTGTATCTGGTTCATCTTTTGTATCAAATCAACAAGGTTCGATAACTGCTAGTATCAATGGTACTGCAACAAATATAGATTTAGGACTAAACACAAATGATTCACCATCATTTAGTTCTTTAAGTTTAAATGGATTAGTAACAAGTAGTGATAGTGTACTAACTGCATTATTTGTAGATAGTAATGAAATTAAATTTAATTCTTTAGGAACTGCTGCTCTATTACATTATTCAAATTCTATTGATGATGGTAACTCAGAAGTAATTGGTACTGCTCAAGCAGTTAAAAATTATATTGATGGAGCTATAATAGAAGCTGGTGCAGGTGATATTACAGAAGTAAATGCTGGATTAGGTTTAGATGGTGGAGCATTAACTGGTTCTGCAACTGTTGGATTAGATACCGGTTCATCTCACTTTCAAGAAGGAGTTGAAAAATATACATCATCAACAGAAATACCAAGTGGAACAGTAAGTGGTTCATCTCAAGTTTCTTATGTAGGACTTTCAAACATACCAAGTGGTATTGTAAGTGGTTCATCACAAATAACAATAACAGAATCTCAAATTTCTGATTTATCTCATTATACAGATGCAGATGTAAAAGAAAAATTAGATGAAGAAGGTGTAGTAAGTGGTTCATCTCAAATTAATGTAACTGCAACTACAAACTATTCTTCTATAAATCAATATTCTGATAGTAAAGTAAAAACAAAATTAAATATAGAGAGTGTAATTTCATCATCTGAACAAATAACAGATTTCGGATTTATTTCTTCTTCAGATTCAACAACATCATTAAATGAATTTACTTCATCAATACAAACAGAAGTAAGTGGTTTATCTGCTCAAACATCATCCTACTTAGTAGCACTTCCTGATGATTTAGTTAGTGGTTCATCTCAAATAGATGTAACTGCAACTACAAATTATAGTTCTATAAACCAATACTCTGATAGTAAAGTAAAAACAAAATTAAATGGAGACGGTGTAATTAGTGGTTCATCACAAATAGATGTAACTTCAACTACAAACTATTCTTCTATAAACCAATACTCTGATAGTAAAGTAAAAGGCAAATTAGATTCAGATGGTGTAATTAGTGGTTCTTCTCAAATAAATCACGATGCAACTACAAACTTTGTAGCAAACGAACATATTGACCACTCAACTATAACAGTTGGTAGTGGTAAAGGTTTAGATGGTGGTGGTACTATTGATACAAATAGAAGTATATTCTTAGATACTGGTTCGGTACATTTCCAAGAGGGTGTTGAATTATATTCATCTACATTACCAAGTGGAACAGTTAGTGGTTCTTCTCAAGTAGATGTAACTGCAACTACAAACTATTCTTCTATAAATCAATATTCTGATAGTAAAGTAAAAACAAAATTAAATGCAGAAGGTGTAATTAGTGGTTCATCTCAAGTAACTATAACAGAATCTCAAATTTCTGATTTATCTCATACAGATATAAGTTCTTTAAACTCATATACATCTTCAAATGATTTAAATATAACAAAATTATTCTCATCTTCCTCAAATCATGAAGGTAGAATTGATACTCTTGAAGGAGATACTCATGAAAATGTATTAACTTTCAATGATACCTCTACTATTGAATTGGATAGAAGTACAGATACTATAACTGCAAATGTTATTGGAGGAATCTTTAGTGGTTCTGCTCAAGTAGCTGCAGGTGGAGATGTTAGTGGTAATGTTGATTCACTAACTGTTGAAAAAGTACAAGGTGTATCATTAACAAGTGGAGAAGCTACTCAGTTAGCAAATATCGGAACATCTACAATAACAAGTGCACAATGGGGTTACTTGGGTGGAACAGACCAACAACTATATACAGGAGCAGATGTAACGTTTAATGATATCAACGCTTCGGGTGATGTTGTTATAAACGGTGATTTTACAGTATTGGGTTCTGCAACAGAAATTTCAACTACTGAATTATCAATTGAAGATAAACTAATTACAGTTGCAAGTGGTTCATCAACTCCAGCAGCAGCAGATGGTGCGGGTATTGAAGTAGCAGGAGCAAATGAATCAATAACTTGGAATAATGGAAATTCACGATGGGCAATTACAAATGATGTTTTTGTAAGTGGTTCTATAAAAGCAAGTGATGATATTATAGCATATGCTTCTTCAGATAAAAGATTAAAAGATGATATTCAACCTATAAAAAATCCAATAGAAAAAATTAATTCAATTTCTGGTAATAGTTTTGTTTGGAATGAAGAAAGACAAGATATTTATAAAGGGAAAGATTATGGTGTAATTGCTCAAGAAATAGAAGAAATACTTCCCGAATTGGTAGTTACTAAGGAAAATGGATATAAGGCGGTAAAATATGATAAATTAATATCTCTTCTTGTAGAGGGAATTAAGGAACTATCAAAAGAAATCAAAGAATTAAAAAATAAATAAGGAACATAACAAACATGGCACAAATTATTAGATTAAAAAGAAGTAACACCGCTAATAGTAAACCAACTACAAGTGAGTTGGCTATTGGTGAATTAGCAATCAATGTAGATGATGGAAAAGTATTTCTTAGAAAGTCTGGTTCTAATTCTGGTGTTGATGTAATTAAAGAGTTTGTTACTCTTGACCATGAAGGAGTACTAACAGGTTCTTTCAGTACCGTGGGTACAATTTCAGCATCAGCTTTTCAAGGTGATGGTTCTCAATTAACAAATATTTCTGTATCTCAAAATGCAACTGTAAAACAATCTTTTACAAATTCTGATACTTGGAGTGTAGAACATAATTTAGATACACCAAATGCAATTGTACAAATATATGATTCAAGTGATTTTCAAATAATACCATCAACATTACAAATAATTGATAATGATAATGTAAGAGCAACATTCTCAACTAACCAAAGTGGTTATGCTGTTGTTGCACGAGGTGGACAAATTGTAAGTGGTTCAATAGAAGCAGATAATATTAGTGGACTTGATGATAAAGTTCTAGAAGAAATAAACCAAGCTGGGGTATTTAGTGGTTCAGCACAAATAACTTTATCGGGTGATGTTACAGGAACAGGAAATGCAACTGTTATATCAACAGTTGATGGAGAAACATTTTAATATAAAAATAATATAGTTAGTATTTATAAAAATAATAAGGAAAAAACAAAATGATAATACACAATCCCAAAATTTCAGGTTCATTACAATTCCCATCGGATGAGAATGGTAATTTAATAACCTTACAAGTACAGAATGGTACTCTTGAAACCAAAACCTTAAACTCAAGTGGAGTTGACCAAGGAATACAACCAGCTGTTAATTACTCTGGTTCATTTACAGGTTCATTTGTTGGAGATGGTTCAAGTTTAACTGGTGTAGCAGCAAGTGGTTTTAACATCGATATTTTAGATGCCGTTGGTGGAGCTTCAATCGAACAATCTGATACATTCCTTATTAGTGATGCTGGAACTGAAAAGAAAATAACTTTCTCAAATATAGAAGATTCAATATTTGCAAATGTAAGTGGAGATATTAGTATTGCAGCTGGGGGTGCTGTAACTCTTGGTAAAGATGGAGTAATATCTGGTTCAGCTCAGATATCAGCATTAGGATACTCTACTACTGATAACGAACTAACTACCGAGGAAGTACAAGATATAGCTGGTGGAATGGTAAGTGGTAATACTCAAACAGGAATTACAGTAACTTATCAAGATGGTGATGGAACAATTGATTTTGTGGTTGCATCTCAAACAGATGAAAACTTTACAACTGCTGACCACTCTAAATTAGATGGTATCGAAGCAAGTGCAGATGTAACAGATGCAACAAACGTTACTGCAGCTGGAGCCTTAATGGATTCAGAAGTAACTGATTTGGCAGGTATCAAAGGTGTAACAATTTCTACTCTACAAGTAAAACCATCGGAAGGTGCTTTTGCAGATGGAGATAAAACAAAACTAGATGCTATCGAGGCTAGTGCAGATGTAACAGATGCGGCAAACGTATTATCATCACTACCAAGTGGTGTAATATCTGGTTCAGCTCAAGTATCTATTGATTCATCTCAAATTAGTGATGTTGCAGCATTCTCACAAAGTGGAACATATGCAAACTTAAGAGCACAATCAACAACTGCAGGAGATGTTGGTTTAGGTAATGTAACAAATGAGAGTAAAGGAACAATGTTTACTTCTCCAACATTTACAGGAACACCAATATCAACAACACCTTCGGCAAACGATGATTCAACAAAAATAGCAACAACTGCTTATGTACAACAAGAACTTACAGATTTAATAGGTACTGCCGATTCAACAGTAGATACACTTGGAGAACTATCAGCTTCATTAGCTGCAGATTCTGGTTCACTAAACTCTTTAGTAACAACTGTTGGTACTAAATTAGCAAAAGCAAGTAACTTATCTGATTTAGCAGATGCATCAACTGCAAGAACTAACTTAGGAGTTGCAATTGGTTCAGATGTACAAGCATTTAATTCAACATTGGCAACTGTTGCTGGTGGAACATATGCTGGTGATAATTCAATAGTAACAGTAGGTACGGTAACCGCAGGTGATGTACAAGCAATATTACCAAGTGGTGTAGTATCTGGTTCAGCTCAAGTACAAGCATTGGGTGGTGTTAATGATAATACAATTACATTTACTGCAGGTGCAGGATTAGATGGTGGTGGTGCAATAACACTTAACCAAAGTTCAGATGAAACAGTAACATTTACAGTAGCTGATGGTGTAGTAAGTGGTTCATCACAAATTAGTGGAATAACTAATACTCAATTAGCTGGTTCAATAGCTAATTCAAAATTATCAAACTCAAGTATAACAATTGATGGTTCGGCTATCTCACTAGGTGGTTCAGTAACAACTTTACAATTAGGTTCAACTTCATCAACTGCACTTGCAGGTGATACTACAACAATTAGTGGAGCTCAAGCATCGGCAATTAGTGCCAACACAAGTAAAGTTGGATTTACAGAAGCATTAGTAAAAGATAAAATGAATGATGATACTGTATCAAGTGGTTCAGCTTCAGATATAAAATCATTCTTATCCATATCTTCATCAGATATTTCTGATGTTGCAGCGTTCTCACAAAGTGGAACATATGGAAGTTTAAGAGCACAAGGAACTACAAAAGGTGATGTTGGTTTAGGTAATGTAACAAATGAATCAAAAGCAACTATGTTTACTGATGCTGCATTGACAGGTAATTCAACATCAGAAACACCGAGTTCAAATGATGATTCAACAAAAATAGCAACAACTGCTTATGTACAACAAGAACTTACTGATTTAGTAGGTACTGCTGGTTCAACATTAGATACTCTTGGTGAACTATCTGCTTCTTTAGCATCAGACCAATCAGGTTTGGCATCACTAACAACAACTGTTGGTACTAAATTAGCAAAAGCAAGTAACTTATCTGATTTATCAAATGCTTCAACTGCTAGAACTAACTTAGGTGTAGATGCAGCTGGAACTGATAATTCAACAGATGTAACTTTAGCTGGTAATGATTACTTAACTATAAGTGGACAAGAAATTACTGCAGGTGCTATAAACAATGATGATTTAACAAATTCATCAATTACTATAAATGGTGTAGCTATCTCATTAGGTGGTTCAGTAACAACTCCAAATGATAACACTCAATTATCAACAGAAGCAGTTCAAGATATAGTAGGTGGAATGTTAGGTGGTACTGAAACAGGAATTACAGTAACGTATCAAGATGGTACTGGTGATATTGATTTCGTAGTATCATCTCAAACAGATGAAAACTTTACAACTGCTGACCACTCTAAATTAGATGGTATTGAAGCAGGTGCAGATATAACTGATAGTGGAAATGTTGTACCTATCTTAAATGCAAATACAGTAATATCTGGTTCAGCTCAAATTGCAGCATTAGGATATTCTACTACTGATAATGAATTAACTACTGAAGAAGTTCAAGATATCGTAGGTGGAATGGTAAGTGGTAATACCGAAAGTGGTATTAGTGTTACTTATGATGATGCTGGAAATTCATTAGATTTCTCAGTTACATCACAAACTGATAATAACTTCACTACTACTTTAAAAAATAAATTAGATGGTATTGAAACAAGTGCAGATGTTACTGATACAACAAACGTAACTTCTGCTGGAGCATTAATGGATTCAGAACTAACATCTATCACAGATGTTAAAGCATTAGACCAATCAGTTGTTAGTGGAGCATCACCAACATTTGGAACTGATAACTTTACAGATGCTACAAATAAAAGGTTAATGACTGATGCTCAAGAAACTAAATTAGACTCAGTTGAATCATCAGCAGATGTAACAGATACGACTAACGTAACTGCTGCTGGAGCATTGATGGATTCTGAATTAACATCTATTGCAGATGTTAAGGCATTAGACCAATCAGTTGTTAGTGGAGCAACACCAACATTTGGAACTGATAACTTTACAGATGCATCTAATAAAAGATTCATGACAGATGCTCAAGAAACTAAATTAGATAATATTGAGAGTAATGCAACTGCTGACCAATCTGCATCTGAAATAAGAACTTTATTAGGAACTGGTAATAGTGGTATAGTACCAGCGGCTGGTTCAAGTGGAGAATTCTTAAAACACGATGGAACATTCGGTACACCATCTTATACTACGAATACAAACACCCAAAACACCGCAGCTGAAATAAGAACTAAAATCGGAACTGGTAATAATGGTGTTGTACCTGCAGCGGGTACAAGTGGACATTTCTTAAAACACGATGGAACATTTGGATTACCTTCATATACAACAAATACAGATACTCAATTAACTACTGAAGAAGTTCAAGATATAGTAGGTGGAATGTTTAGTGGTAATAGTGAAACAAGAATTTCAGTAACCTATCAAGATAGTGATGGAACTATTGATTTATCTGTTAATGATATGACAGCTAATGATAATGATGATGTATCTGTTGCAAATCTTAAAACTAGATTAGCTGGTGGATTCGGTTCAAATGCAGTACAGATTGGTGATGCAGATGATACTGTAACTATTCCTGGTAACTTAACAGTACAAGGTACTCAAACTATCAACAATGTAACATTGATTGAAACTTCTAATGGAGTAGTATTTGAAGGAACAACTGCTGATGCATATGAAACAACATTAGTTGCTTCAGACCCATCTGCAGATAGAACAATAACTTTACCAAATTCAACTGGTACAGTAGCTCTTACATCTCAAATACCAACAAGTAACTCTTCATTAACAAATGGTGAAGGATATATTTCATCATTTGATATTACAGAACAAACAGATAGTAAATATCTAAGAAGTAATGCTAATGATACTGCAACTGGTATTATATCAATTACAAACTCAACTGCATCAACATCCAAAACGACTGGAGCACTTAAAGTAACTGGTGGTGTTGGTATTAGTGGAGCATTGAATGTTGGTGGTGATGTTGTAGCATACGCTTCTTCGGATGAAAGATTAAAAGATAATATAGAACTTATCTCTAACCCAATTGAAAAAGTACAATCTTTAAAAGGTGTAACATGGAATTGGAATGATAATGCAGATGAATTACAACAATCATTACCAAATGTTGGTGTAATTGCACAAGATGTTGAGAAAGTTCTACCACAGTTGGTAACTGATAGAGATAATGGATTCAAGGGTGTAGATTACGCTAAACTTACAGGATTACTTATCGAAGCTATTAAAGACCAACAAAAACAAATTGATGAATTGAAGAGTAAACTATCTTAAATAAGAAAGTTCACTTAACAATTTAAATTTTAAAAAGTTAAATAGTATATATATATCTTTATATAAAGGTAATATATTATTTAGGGTAGATAATTATATAAAAAAGGTAAGTCATATATATGGCACAATTAGTTAAGCTAAAAAGAACGTCAGTTGCTGGTAGAAAACCTACCACATCAAACTTGGAACTTGGAGAATTAGCGATTAATACTTACGATGGTAAGATATTTTTCGAAAAAGATTCAGGAACACCTTCCATACGAGAAATAGCCACAGAAGATACTTACCACTTTTACACAACTTCATTAGATTCAAGATATGTTAACCTCACAGGTGATGAAACCATTGCAGGTAACAAAACATTTTCAAACAACATAACGATTGCAGGAAACCTCTCAGTAGAGGGAACTACAACTACAATTGATTCAACTACTCTTAATATTGGAGATAATACGTTAGAACTTAACTATGGTGGTTCTCAAACAACAGGAGGTATCTTAATAAAAGATGCAACTGGTGGTTCAACTGTAAGTGGTTCATTATTATGGGATTCTTCAAATGATTTTTGGAAAGCAGGAAAATTAGGTTCTGAATCAGAAGTAATTACTACATCTAATATAGTAACAAACTTACCAAGTGGAACTGTTAGTGGTTCTTCACAAATATCACTTAGTGGATTTAATACTTCACAATTATCCGAAAATACAAACCTTTATTATACAGATGCAAGAGTAAAAACTAAATTAAATACTGAATTAGTACTAAGTGGTAGTAATTTAGAAGGAATGACCGTAAGTGGTTCATTTAGTGGTTCTTTCCAAGGTGATGGTAGTAGTTTAACAGGATTATCAGTAGACCAAGTTGCAACAGTAACAGATACTTTTACAAATGCATCTTCTAAAGTAGTAACTCACAACTTTGGTACTAAAAATGTAATTGTAACTGTATATGATGAAAATGATGGTTATTTTATACCAAATTCAATTGTAACAACAAATACTAATCAAGTAACCGTAACATTTGCATCAACTGAAAGTGGTAGAATAGTAGTTGCAAAGGGTGGTCATGTTGTACAAGGAGTTTCTTCCGATTCAAATCTATTAGATGGTGAAGATGGAACTTATTACTTAGATTATGGTAATTTTACAAGTGTTCCGAGTGGAATAGTTAGTGGTTCATCCCAAATTACAGATTTAACTACTCACAAAGAAACAGTTAGTGGAGCATCTTCATATGCAGTAGACCACAACTTAAACGAACAATATCCAATAGTACAATGTTGGAATACTTCAACTTCACAACAAGAACAAGCAGAATCAGTAACAACAAATTCAGTAAATAGAGTAACTGTAACTTTTGCTGGTAATTTTGCAGGTTTAATCATTGTAAAAAAATAAATTTATGGTATATGATGTGTATTATACTACTGGTGGTGGTCCTTGGGTAAATGCTGGTACTGATACTTGGGTAAATCTATGGATGGAACTTATTGCTCCTAAATTAGATGTAAAACCTATTCTTTTAATTCATAGAAACAAACCAAAAGGAAGTGAAGATTATGAATTTCCAATAGAAGCTCATTGGCATGGTGATAATATTGAAAAGTTTGAAGAATTATGTAAAGGAGCAAGGAGAATCAATATATTACATGGGCATTATACACCAACAAAACCGATAATCGATAATAGTGATAAAATACATTCAAATGTTTTACACAATTCAGTAGACCATATATTAAAATCTCAAATGGGTGGTGATGTTATGTTAAGTTGGCATCCTTATTTAGATTCGAGTTGGGAAACACAGGTAAATGATTGGTCAAAAAATTCAATATGGGTTGGTTTGTTTGAAATATTGTTTGAAAACAAGAATATACCTAACTTTTATGAATTTAAACAAAATTTACCATTAAATGATTCTAATACACTTGGTTTTGCTGCAAGATGTGAAGGAAGAAAGAATCCATATTACTTAGATGGTTTAAAATCTTATATATTTACAAACACAACAGAATTTAATATAGTTTGGAAACAAGGAACTAAACTAGATACCTCTAAATCTAAAATATATCATTATAATTCTAAATTTAAAGATACGTTCTATAATATGGATTGGGGAATATCTCACTCTTGTTTTACTAGTGAACCTTTTGGATATTCTATATTTGAAGCAGTAGATTATGGTAAACTACCCATATTACACACATCTTGGTGTAAAGATTTAGAATATCCTTACAGAGCTTCATCTAAAAAAGAATTTAATCATATTTATAAGAGGTTATCTAAAACCTCATATTCAGAAAAAAATAAATGGTTTAATTTGTTAAAAAAATTCATGATTAATAATTATACTAATAAGAATAGATGGGTAAACGATTTACTTAATATTTATAATATATAGGAGAAAAGAATTATGCCAACAATAAGCTCAGGAGACGGTCTTTCATTAAACAATTTAGCAGGTGCAACCGGTACAACACAAAACTCTAATGTATCATTAGGTACTATTAAAGGTTCACCATCTGCAGGTGATGATATTGGACTGACTACATTTTGCATAGATGAAATAACCGGTTTAACTGGATTTACATATGCGATTGAATCAACAACAGAAACATATTCACTTGGAGTAACAAGTCCTGGTACAAACTATCTTTCAACAGTTGGTGCTTATAGTGGAAATGTAACTTGGACAGTTCCAGTAGGTTCAAAATTATCAGTAAATACTAATAGTGGAATATCTGCAACATTTAATGTAGCAGCAATGGATAACTCGGATGGAATATTAGATGGAGCAATAACACATACCATTCGTGCTGTATATTCAGATGGATATAATGACCACCTTGATTCTGGAGATGGATATGGTACAAATTTTGATAAAACAGTTTATTCAATTGATTCTTATGATGGTAATACAACAGGATTATGTTTAACATCAGATACACCTATTACTTTACCTAATGGTGAAGTAATTCCAATTGGAGATGCTGAAGAAGGAATGAAGTTAAAAGGATATTCTTTAAAAGGATTGGGAGATTATGATGATTCTGAATATATGAATTGGACTTCTACTGATTTACAACCAGAAATGGATGTAGTGGAAGTTGAAAATGTAGTTTTCTCATTTGCAAGTAAATATTATGATATAAATAATGGAGATGTAAAATGTACATCTGAACATCCTTTCTTAGTATTGGAAGGTGGTGATTATAAATTTAAAAGAGCTCACTTATTAGGTGAAGGAGATATTTTAATAAAAGGTAATGGTAGTGAAGTAGAACAAGTTTCTATTTCATCAATTGAAATTATCGAAGAAGATATAGAGATTGTATCATTAGATGTATCAAATACAGATACCTATATAGCTAATGGATATATAACTCACAACAAAGGAACAAACTCACATACAGATTTTGATGGACCAACTGCACCAACAAGTGTATCATACTCACATCCAAACTTATCATGGAGTGGTGGAACACCTGATACTGATTCTGGTGGTATTACAGGATATGATGTACAAGTAGATAATAATTCTGATTTTTCATCACCTGTTATAAGTCAAACAAATTGGAATGCATCTTCAATGCAGTTATCAGGAGCAATTTCAGCTGGAACATATTATGCAAGAGTAAGAAACATACAATCAGGATTAAGGTCTGATTGGACAACTGTTGGTGGTAATAACTCATCTATTAGTGTGAGTGTGTGGCCTCAATAATAATTTTTTTATGTTTTAAAAAAAACTATATATTTATATATACACTTAACAATATTAATTAAATATATCAAAATGGCAGAACAAATAAAGTTTACTGAAGAAGAAGTTTCGGAAATAAATACTCTAAGGCAAAACGTTGCAAACGTTTTTACGAGATTGGGACAACTTCAAATCGAAAAAAACAGAAGAATTTCTGAAATCGAAAATGTAGAGAAAGGTATAATAGCTGAACATCAAAATTTAATTGAACAAGAAAATACACTTTTTCAAGGTTTAAATAAGAAATATGGTGATGGTAATTATGACCCAAATACAAATGAATTCATACCTTCAGAAAAAGAAACTGAAAGTATTAAAGAGACTAAAGAGTAAAAATTATATTTTGAATAAACTTATTAATACTTATATAAGAGTATTATTATACAAAAAACATAACAAGGAGTAAAATAAAATGGCAGAAAAAATCGTATCACCTGGTGTATTTACAAGAGAGAATGACCTTTCTTTCTTATCACAAGGGATTGGTGAAATAGGAGCAGCAATAATTGGACCTTTCCATAAAGGACCTGCTTTCGTACCAACCGTTGTTAATACGCAATCAGAATTTGAAGAAAAATTCGGTGTACCTGATGGTTCATACTATACAGGATATACCGTACAAAATTACCTTAGAGAAGCAGGAACAGTAACTATTGTTCGTGTTGGTCATCAAGGTGGATATTCACAAGCTAAACCAATAGGAATTGAAATAAGTGGTTCATCATCAGAAGGTGGAAGAAAATTAATCGGTGTTTTAAACGCAACACACAATGGTTCTTTAACCGTTGGATTTCCTTCATGTTCTATTGATTCTACTGCGGAAGAATCCGTATTCAGTATTAGTGGTTCTAATATAGCAGCAGTATCGGCATCTGTACTACCAAGTGCAGGAAATGATATATCAGACGTATTTGGAAGTAACCCAAGAGGTTCTAAAAAAGCGTATGCAGCTCAATATTTTGAAAAAGCTGCAACAGATTTTACTGATTGGTTTCAAAGTGGTTCTCAAGTATTACACAGAGAATTAGCTACACAAGATTTTACACAAGATATTCAACACGCAACAACTCCTTATATACAATCACAATTAATTTCAGGAGAAAGACATGATTTATTTAGATTCCATACTTTAGGTGATGGTTCTAATTATAATAAAGAATACAAAATTGGTATCTTTAATGTAAAAGCAGCTGGTGCATCAAATGCAACTGATTATGCAACTTTCTCAATTTCAATTAGAAAGTATGGTGATATAAATAAAAGAACAAATGTACTTGAAACGTTTAATAATCTTAACTTAGACCCAGCTTCACCAAATTACATTAAAAAAGTAATCGGTGATAGAAACGTTACTATTGATTCAAATGGTAAACAAACTGAAAATGGTGATTATCCAAATAATTCAAAGTATGTAAGAGTAGATTGTTCAGAAGAAGGTTCATTCCCAATTACTGCAGCACCATTTGGACATGGAGCATATACAAATCCAATATATCATGGTACTGATGAATCATTAATTCCAGCGGTAATATTTGCAACTGGTTCAGAAAATAATAATGGTTCTAACTCAGTACAATATAGTGGTATTGATTTAGAAACTGCAGTAGTAAAAATTGATAACAACAATTACTTAGCTCCAATACCTGCTTCGGCAACAGTTGGTGGTAATACTGCTTTCTCATTCGATGCGGACTTTACTGCAATCGTAACTGGTTCAGTTGGAACTAAGAACTTTGGATATTCATTATCAACATCTGATACTGCAACAACTATTAATAAAAGACAATTTATCGTAGGATTCCAAAGTGGATTTGATGGTATCTCTCCAACAATCAAATCAGCTAAGTATGGTGATTCTGATTGGGGTGCAGGTAACTCTCAAGGATTTGATTTATCTACTTCAGCTGCTAATGGTTCAGTTGCATATGTAAAAGGAATAAACTCAGTATCTAATCCAGATGATTTCGATATCAACTTGGTATCTGTACCTGGAGTTGTAAGAAGATTACACTCTTATGTATTTGATAAAGTAACTGATATGGTAGAAGCTAGAGAAGATGCATTTTTCATCGGTGATGTAACTGATGGTGGTGATACAATATCTCAAGCAACTGCACAAGGTTCAGCAATCGATTCTAACTATGTAGGTACTTACTACCCATGGGTTAAAACAATCGATAGAAACACTAATAAATTAACTGCAATTCCACCATCTGTATTGATGCCTGGTATATATGCAGCTAACGATGCTGTTGCAGCCGAATGGTTTGCACCTGCTGGTTTAAATAGAGGTGGTATCGTAGGTGCGGTATCTGTATTAAACAGATTAACACACGCTGAAAGAGATACACTATATGAAGGAAAGATTAATCCAATTGCTCAGTTCCCGGGAGAAGGTATCGTAGCATTCGGACAAAAAACTTTACAAGATAAGGCATCTGCACTTGATAGAATCAACGTAAGAAGATTAATGATTAAAGTTAAGAAGTATATTGCTTCAACTTCAAGATACTTAGTATTCGAACAAAATACTTCACAAACAAGAAGTAGATTCTTAAATACTGTAAATCCGTATCTAGAAGGAATACAACAAAGACAAGGATTGTATGCATTTAGAGTGGTGATGGATGAATCAAATAACACACCTGATGTAATCGACAGAAACATATTGGCTGGAGCAATTTATCTACAACCAACAAAAACTGCTGAATTCATCGTGTTAGATTTCAACATCTTACCGACAGGAGCATCATTCTCGGCATAAATTAATTAAAAATAAAAAAGAACTATATTTATAGTAGAATATAATTAGGAGAAAACAAAATGGCAGAAGTATTAGAATTTAACGATATGTTTTATACCAACTTCGAACCGAAGATGAAGAATAGATTCATCATGGAAATCGATGGTATCCCTTCATATCTTATAAAAACAGCAAACAGACCTTCAATACAATTTGAAACTGTAACACTAGACCACATTAACGTTAAAAGAAAACTTAAAGGAAAAGGTGAATGGCAAGATGTAGAGATTACTCTATATGACCCAATCGTTCCTTCAGGAGCTCAAGCAGTAATGGAATGGGTAAGATTATCACACGAATCTCTAACAGGTAGAGATGGATATGCAGATTTCTATAAGAAAGATATCCAATGTTACCTATTAGGACCAGTTGGTGATAAAATAGAACAATGGACTCTAAAGGGTGCATTTATCAACAATGCAGTGTTTAATGATTTAGATTGGGCAAATGCCAGTGATCCAGTTGAGATTAGTTTAACACTTTCTTATGATTATGCAGTTTTAGAATTTTAATACTCCCAAAATATATTTTTATAAAGAAAAAAGTTCTCTTAGTGAGAACTTTTTTTGTGTCTTTATTTTTCTAGTTTTTTAAAAGTTATATATTTATATACGAACAAATAAAATAAATGTTATGGCAAATTATGAATTTCCAACTGAAATAGTAGATTTACCTTCTAAGGGTAAATGCTATGCAGAATCAAACCCATTATCAAAGGGTAGCATTGAAATCAAGTATATGACTGCAAAAGAAGAAGATATACTTGCATCGCAAAATTTGATAAGGAAGGGGGTGGTACTTGATAAACTCTTCGAATCGGTTGTGGTTCAAAGTGATATTAATACTGATGATATTTTAATCGGTGATAAAAACGCTATTTTACTAGCAACTCGTATTTTGGGTTATGGTAAAGATTATCAAGTAGATGTAATAGACCCTTTTACAGGTGAACAACAAAAAACAAATATCGATTTATCTAAGGTACAGATAAAAGAATCTAACTTAGAATCATTTAGTAATGATAATAGATATACTTATGAATTACCTATTTCAAAAAAGAAAATCGTATTTAAATTACTTACACATAAAGATGAAAAAGAAATAACTGCTGAAATAGCAGCGTTACAAAGATTACAAAAAGGAGAATCTGTTTCTCAAGATATCACTACTCGTTTAAGATATATGATTCAAGAAGTAGATGGTAATAATGAAAGAGGATTTATAAATAATTACGTTAAAAATGGTTTATTAGCTAGAGATTCAAGAAGTTTAAGAAACTATGTAAAAGATTTATCACCAGATTTAGATTTAACATATGAATTTACATCAGATATAACAGGAGAGAAGGAGGCTCTTGATATACCATTAGGTGCCGGGTTTTTTTACCCTACCGACTGATTACTCTATTCAACTCCATAATCAACTTTGGGAAATGGTTAATTATGGCAATGGTTTTACTTGGAAAGAAGTTTATACCATGCCAATACATTGGAGAAGGTTCTATTTCAAGAAACTAGTAGAAGCAAAAAAGAAAGAAAAAGAACAATTAGATAAATCTAAGAAAAAAAGTGGTCCAAGAGGACCAAATGTAAATGTGAGGAGGTAATACTTCCTCACTTTTTTTTTACACTATTTTATATTTTAATATTTATAGTAGTATAAAACTATATAAAGGAAAACAATATTATGTCCAAAAACAAAATAGATGAATTAAACATGGTTTCTCGTTTTTTCGGAGATGTATTTGATAATTTAAAAAATGGTACTGCTGATAGAATTATCAAACAAGTTAAACAACAAGGTATGCCAAAAGATGTTATCAAATCTATCGAACAACTTAACAAAGATTCAGAGAAGTTAAGAAAGACTTTAGAAAAACTTAAAAAGTATAACAAGTAAAAATAACGAAAGTTAAATAATGGCTGGCGAAAGAAGTAGATTACAAGTTCTTAAAGAAATAGAAGCTCTTGAAAAGAAGATAGGGGATTTCAAGAGTAAGAACGATATGCGTCTTAAAAAGAGTAGAGGAGAGGAAAAAAAGCAGCTACAAGAACTTAGAGATTTACAACAAGAATCTGCAGATATAAAGTTAAAAAATCTAAATGCATTATCTAGTGAAGAAAAAAGTATAGGAAATATATCAGGTTCATATAGACAACTTCAACAACAACAAAGTGGTATATTAGATATTGCAAAAAGTTTAGATGGATTAAATTCTCAAGAAATTGAACATATTACTAGTGCACTCGAAGCTTCAAGAGATTTAGCAGACTTAAGTGCTGAGGATAAAATACAGATTGAAGAAAAAACTGCTGAATTCAATAAGCAACTAGATGCACTTTCAGCAATTGATGGATTTAATCAAGAAATACTAGATAAATTAAGAGCTCAAAATACCGAAGCACAATCATTAGCTGGTAAAACCAAAGAACAAAAAGAAGTATTAGATAGAAGTGCACAAGCAAATAAAGAACTTCAAGCAAAAATGCAAGCATTTTCGGAAAATGTTGAAACTGCTATAACTCATTTAACAAGTATGAAGGGATTACTTGGGTTAGCACTAATCGGAGCAGGTAAGTTAGCAGATAAATTTTATGAAACTAATAAAACACTTGGTCAAGTAGGACAAGGTACAACTGAATTTTCAAGAGAAGCTAGTTATTTATCATTTATCTTTGATGATGCAGCTTCAAGTGCAAAAGATTTAGCGGATAATTTAGGTGGGACGGATAGAGTTTCTGATAATTTGCAAAGGAGTACTCTCCTTATAGCAAATAATATGGGTATTAGTGCAAGTGAATCTGCAACTTTATTAACAACGTTAACATATCTTAATAAAGGTTCATCCGATACTGCTGCAAATATGGCTGCAACTGCACGTTCATTTGCAAAAGCAAATAGTATTCCTATTTCTTCAATGATGAGTGATTTAGCAAAATCCACAGAAGAATTTGCATTATTTGGAAAAGAAGGTGGTAGAAATATTATTGAAGCAGTTGGTGCTGCTAAAAAGTTGGGTGTTGAAATGTCTACAATTTCTGGTGTAGCTGATAACTTATTAGATTTTGAAACATCCATATCAAAAGAATTAGAACTATCTGCAATGTTAGGTAGAAACATCAATTTATCAAAAGCTAGACAATTGGCGTTTGATGGTGACATGGCAGCAGCAACACAAGAAACTCTTAGACAATTGGGTGGTATAGCTGAGTTTGAGAAAATGAACTATTATCAGAAAAAAGATGCTGCCGCTTTAATGGGTGTATCTGTTGCAGAACTACAAAAAATGGTTACCAATCAAGGTTCTCTAAATGACTTACAAGCAGCTGGAAATGAAGAACTTGGTATTGCAAGTGAACTCTTTAGTATGATAACTGGAAAGGGTTTAGGAACTGTCTTGAAATATGGAGGTGGTTTAATGTTGTTAGCATCTCTTGCATCTAAGACTGGTGGTGTAGTAGGTACTATGGGTAAAAACGTTGCGAGTAGTTTCTCAAGTATGGGTAGTGTTGTTGGAAATGTAATGAAAAGTGTTGGTAGTGGTATTAAAGGATTCTTAGGTGGAATAGGACGAGGAATAGGTGCATTCTTACAAGGAATAGCTACAGGATTAGTAGCATTAACTCCAGCAATACCTGTTATACTTACATTATCCTTAGCATTTGTTGCTATGGGATTTGCACTTAGATTAGCTGCACCTGCTTTTGAAGCAATCGGTAATGCGATTGGTACTACATTAGCTGGACTTACAAGTATGTTAGGAGTAGTAACCTTAGAAAAAGCAGCTGCATTTGCGTTACTTGGGTATTCATTCCTAGGACTTGCAGTGGGTATAGGAGCTCTTGCGGTATCAGCCGCATTTGGAGGAGGTATCGTTGGTAGATTTATAGAAAGAATTGGTTCATTAGATACTACTGTTTTATCAAGAAATGCGATGGCAGTTAGAAACTTTGCAACAGGTATAGGAGCATTAAATGAACAGATACAAAAATTAGATACTGAAAAATTAGAAAAACTAGAAGATGTTTCAGTTAGTTTATCAGTAGGTGCAGCAATATCGGGAGTAGCATCTTCAATCGGTGGAATGATTGATTCAGCATCCGATGCGTTATTTGGTGATAGTGAATCAAGTGTAAACGAAAAAATGTTAGCTGAATTGGTATTAATAAAACAACATTTAGCAACACCAAGAGTAGTAAAAATAGATAGAGAAAAAGCTGGTCAAGAATTTGCAAAATCAACAGATTCTAGTTCAAAAAATGTATCAAGTATAGATAATTAGGAAAAATAGTATGCCAACAATATTAGAATTATTTCATAGTAGTGGTTTAAGGGATTCAGTTAAGGCTGATACAGAAACTCTTGTCGAACAAGAATTAACTGGTATTAGAATTAAATCTGCTGTTGAAGTAAACAATCCTTTAATATATGGTAACGAAGCAACTCGTATAGCAATAAGAAGTACACCTTCAGTTGAGAAAATGAAAGATGCTACTGGTGGTACTGGTGGTGATGGTGGTTTAATTGGAAAAGGTTTAGGTGCAATTACAGGTGGTGGATTTGGTAAAGCATTATTTGGTGGACAAGTAAATTCTTTATCTCAAGCACGAGATGGTATAAATTCCAAATTAGGTATTCCTGGTTCTCCAATACCAACGTTTGTAGATAACCATGGTGATTTACAAAAAGGAAAAGAACCTGATACCATGATTACACTTGGTAAAATAAGAAATGATGCAGCAGGAACTGAACTCGGTAAATTTTTAAAACAAACAGGTGGTGGGAATTTTAGAAGTATTGGAAGAAATGTTATTGGACAGGGTATCTCTCTTGTTAAAGGTAAGGTAAGAGATACTTTATTTGGTTCTCCGTTATCTGTTGGTGAAAATTCTCCATCAAATCAATCATATGAGTATAGTTCACAAGAACCATATTCTATTACAATTCGTAATGTAAAAAATAGTGAACCTGAAAATGATAAACTACAACTTGTACAATCTCAAGCAAAAGAAAAAGTAGATGCATTAAAAAGTAAAACAAAAGATTTACTTAAAAAGAATAAAAAAGTTGATGAAGTAGTTGAAGATAACGAATCATCTGATGAAGAAACGTATTCTTTAAAAAATGAACAATTAAAAGTAAAAGATAGTAAAGAAACTAATCTTTCAATACCAACTGATGAATCAGATAATGAGGTTAAGAAAGATACTGATGCTAAATTAAATGAATCTTCTCCTTTAGATGAAGAAAAAAAAGAAAGAGTTGATTATAGTAAAGAAAATAAATACTCTGATGTAGTTAAAGAAGAGCAAACAGATGATACCTCAGATGGAATATTTAAAAGAATAGACTTAAGTTCATTACCAGGAAAAGTAGATAAAGAACCTACGTTGAGTTCAACTATAAAAGAATTAAACTCAGCATTTAGTTCAGAAAATCTATATTCAAAAGATATGCCAACATTGGAATCTTTGTATGGAATGGGAACATCTTTTGATACTTTGAATGCAGATGGAAAAGAAGGTGAAAACTTTACAAGAAAAGAACTTGAAGATAGTGATTTAATTCCAATTTGGATTGCAGCAAAAGGAGGAAAATCTGTACACTTTAGAAGTATTATATCTGGTCTAACAGAAACAGTAACACCATCTTGGAGTAGTCAGAAGTTTTTAGGTAACCCATATAATTTTTATAACTATGAAGGAGTTGAAAGAGGTATCTCTTTTAATTTAAAAATGTTTTGTTACTCTAAATCAGAACTTGCAAATATGTGGACCAAAATTCAATTTATTTCAAAAAATTGTTATCCAGATTTTGAAAATGTAAACAAAAATAAAGTAATAAAACCACCTATTATTGAATTTAGAATAGGAAATATTTACAAAAGTAAAGTATCATTTATTGAATCTCTTTCTTATACAATACCAGATGATTCTAATTGGGAAACTATTGATGGTTTACAATTACCAAAAATTGTAGAAGTTGCTATTGGAATAAAATTCATTGAAAATGCAGGAATAGAAGATACTTTATATGCATACGAAATAACTGAGGAATCATTAAAGATTATTAATGAGAAACGAGGAGCTAATTCAGAATCAACAAGTACGTTCTCTGAAGAACCTCAAACTAATGGCGATGGAGCTTCTCCAGAAGTTGTTAAACTTGATAATACTGGTGTAGAGATTACAGAAGAAACTGAAAAACAAAAAGATAATTCTGGTATCAACAAACCTCCTAAAGATGCAAAAACAGGAGAAGCTTCACCTGAATTTGATGAAAGTATAACTCCTAAATCAAAACAACAACAAAGAAGAGAAAAAAATAGAAAAGACCTTTTAGCTACTGGTAAAATACAAGAAGATGCTACAATTTTTTCTACATTAGTTAATGTTAGAAAAACAATTGTTGCAGGTAGACACTTTGGTTTTGACTATGATACTTTGAGAAAAGAGAATGAAGAATTTATTAGTATAAACTACCAAAATGGAAACAATGTAAGTAGAAGAGTTTTTTCTGTAATTAGTGGAAAGCCAGGTACAACTGGTGTATGGTATGAGAAATGGAAAAAAGACCAAGCAAAAAAACAAGAAGCACCTAAAGAAAATAATTCAATAGAAACTTTCTAGAAAAGAAAAATAATTATGGCAAGTAGATATGGTAATAATAAACAGAAAAAATTAGATGATGGCAGAATAGTCTATCGTTCTAAGATATATCCTAATATTCCTAAAAAAGATAGTGATATCTATATCGTAACTCAAGGTGGTGATAGGTTAGATACATTAGCTTATCAATTTTACGAAGATTCTTCATTATGGTGGATTATAGCTACTGCAAACAATATACATGGAGCAGATTTTGCTCTAGAAGATGGAACAATACTTAGAATTCCAAAAGATTATATCTCAATTATAAATAAAATAAAAGACTAATATGAGTAGTGGTTTTCCTCAAAGAGCAAATTTAAACGAGAATATATATAAAACTATATTAAGTAGAGCAGGTAACAACAAGAAAGTTTCTGAAAAACTACCTTGGATAAAAGTTACTTCTTGTTTACATGAATTTTTATCGTTAGAATCAACTCCAATGAATGATTCCTTTGCTTCACGATATGGTGGTAAAAAAGATGGTAGAAGTGGTAGAATAGGAATTAACCAAAAAGGAGATCCTGTTTATCCTGAAAAAATAAACGATATAGATGGAAACGAAATTGGTATAGATAGAAGTTTTAGAAGTTCACCTATTATAGAAAGTGTAGTGATATCACAGGGTAAAGAAGGATTATCCAAAAAAACAAATTTTACAATAAAAGCATTTACTCTTGCACAAGCAGATGCATTGGTTCAATATTTTTTAGAACCAGGTGGTAATGTTTTGGTGGAATGGGGATTTAATGAAAGTAACTCAGTTATTTATAAAAGTGCGATAGATGCTTGTGAAATTGCAAAATATCAAAATATTAAGCACTTAACTGATAAAAGAAAAAAATCATTAGGAACGTATGATGCTGTATTGGGTATAATAACTGGTGGTTCAATGTCATTTGGTGAGGCAGAATCATATAATATTGAGGTTGAAATAACTTCTATTGGAGAAATACCTGCATATTTACAACATCATAAAAATGTAAGAAATGGAGAAGAGGAAATTAATAACACAGGTGAGACATTTGCTATATCTGATATAGATAGTGATGCTGAAGAACGCAAATCAGTTGGAACTAGTTTATTTAAGCAGATGTATAATGATTTGCCTTCACATAAACAAACATCCACAATTAAAAACCTTGCGAAAGAATCGTGGGCAACAGATGAAGGTAACTTTGTTAATATGGATAAAGAGATTAGAGAAAAACTAATCGAAGCCACAAAAAATGCAGATTTAAGAAGTGAAGATAAAGATGGTGATGGTGATGATTTATCAATACCAACCGATACTCCTTTATTTGATACCGATAGATATATAAAAGCTAGTTTGGCTTTTACAATACTAGATTTAACACATACATTAACGTTAAAACCTATAAGAGTAGGTTGTGATGAAAATGTTCAAACTTCGAATCCTTATATAAATTGGAGAAATACTATTATAAGAGCTCATAAGAATATTTTTTCAACTGATGGTAGTAAGTTAATGATTCCAAATGAGAAGACACCTGATTTCGATTTAAACTCAGCGTTAACTTCCAAAAAAGAGCCTAATCCAACTATTACATTTTCTTCAGGACAAGGGAGCAGAAGCACAATTGTAACTCAACCAAATGGAACATATCCAGAAAATACGTTTTCTCCAACAATGCCATTTCCAAGAAAAACCTCAATTGAATATAGTGCTGCAAAAGATATCGATAGTGATTATGAATGTATAGAATATAATAGATATGAATGGGGATACTTAAAAGATTTATATATAAACTTTGATTTTTTTATTAGTTGTATTAGTAGTCCTGGATTATTATCAAAAGATGTTTATTATAAAATTCTAAATGGACTTTCAGGTGCAGTTAATATGAATTGGGACTTTCAGTTAACCGAATCTCCTTGGGTTGAACCACAAGATTCATCAGATGGGTGTATAAAGTGGTGGAGAAAAAGAATTACAAATAATCTTGATAAAGGAGCAACAGAATTAAAAGTAGTTTGTTTTAATACTACTGGTAACACTACTAATAAACTTGGAAAGGCTAAATTTCAATCAAGGGGTATAAACTCTCCTTTTCTTTCTGCGGAAATAAATATGGATATTCCTTCTGCTATGAAAGGTCAGGTAGTTATGCAAAAAAATGCAAGCAGGGATGCAAGTCCAAATACTGAACAAAAAGATAAAGATTTTAGAGGGTTATTTACAAAATATAAAGATGCACTTAATGAGAAGTTAAATTCTTTTAGAAAAAAAGAAGATGCTGAAAGGGAAGCTGAGCAAAAGGCAGCTGAGCAAAGAGAGGAAGATAAGTTAACTTCAAGTGAAAAAGCAAAGAAAGAGAGAAAAGAGAAAAAAGCTGCTGAAAAGGCTAAAGAAGCACAGAAAAAATCAAACTATGAAACTTTTGCTAAAAAAGCAACTGTTGTTCCTAGAGCCCAATTCCGAGCTGGGGATATTGATGTTGCAAAAGCATGGTTTTCTGGACTCGGAGGTGATGCTAATATAGAAGATATTATGATGGTTGTTGCATTTAGTGATACCGAACTTCTTAAAAATGTTGAAGATTTCAATAAAGGAATTATAGATGGAAAATTTCAAGAAGAAAACCAAAAATCAAAAGATGCAATTGCATTGCCTGTTAAATTTAACTTTACAATACATGGAGTAAGTGGTATAAAAGTAGGAGATACCTTTAATATACCAGATTTACCGGGTGTTTATAAGAAAAAAATATTCACAGTAACACAAATAGAACATAATATAGAACAAACTATTTGGAAAACAAGTGTTCAAGCATCGTTAGTTTCAATTGATGCATCCAAAATCAGTTATGAACAGAAATATAAAAAGCCTAAATCTCATCAACAAATTTAATCTTTATGAAAAATACAGAAAGATATAAAAAAATTAAACGTACTTCACTTAAATCAAATATAAGTGATGTAGAAACTCATATACCAACACCAACTAAGGATGATTATGGTATGGGATTCGTTAAGAGATATTTTATACAGTTGGTGAATGATAAAAATTCTATAATATATGAAGTTAATGATAGAGTATATCTTAACCACGAACATAAATCATTTTATGCAAGAACTTCATTAAAATGGAGAATTTCTGGTAATTTAGACGAATCATATGATATGAATGGAAATCTAATTAATAAATCAGTTAAAGAATCTAATAGAATAGCAATAAGTTTAGCATCTAAAGAAATCCCAAATTTAAAATTATATTTACCAAATTTATTACAATTTTATAAAAGTTAATATATATAGATATACAACTAAATTAGGTTACATGAATTATCTTACAGAAGAAGAAAAACAACAATTACTTTTTGATTGGAGATACAAAGGATTTTCTACAATAGAATTACTTAGTGAAGAGGAATGTGATGAATTGAATGAAGAATTAGAAAAACTTCGTAAGCAAAGACAAGAAACAACAAAAGAAGATGGTAGTGAATGGGGAGAATATGACCCATTTATGTATCCACACAAATTATCAGAAAAATTTGAAAAAATATTTTCTCATCCTAAAATTATAGAAGCAACCCAATTCTTATTAGGGGGTAAAGTAAATGGAACACAAACTTGGTGTTACTTCAAACCACCAGGTCAATTAGGTAGAGATATGCATCAAAATGCATTTTATACAGGATGTAAACACAATGAATATTTAAACATTACTGTTGCACTAGATAATCATGATAAAGAAAATGGTGCAGTATGGAACTACGAGGGAACTCATAGATTGGGAATACTTCCAATAGAAGTAGATGAGGAAAGGATTAAAACTAATCCAAAGAACTGGTCTAATGAAAGAGGTAAACCTTGTGTAATGCCTGAAGGTCATGATTTTAGAAAAATTGAAGGAAGTACTAAAAAGGGTGATATTGTTTTCTTACACTCACATACAATCCATGGCTCAGAAACAAATCATTCAAATAGATTCAGAAGAAGTTTCTTAGCAGGATATTCATTAAAAGGAGCCGAATTCAAAAAAGGCGGACATATGAAAAGAGAACCTATTGATATCTATTCATTACAAAACAAATATTGGTAAATTGCAAAAATAATTCACTTTTTGCTTGGATTTCTCGTTTATTTTTCGTATATTTACTATGTAAATAATTAATAACACTTAAAACTTAAACGAATGATTTACTTAGTACATCCCCAACACATCGTATCAAGAGCCCTTGGTATCGATTCTTTCACAAAAATGATTAATGATGAGCAAGTTCAATTCTCTGAATTGGTTGATACTTCAGTACAGATAGCTGAAGAATGGACTAACGATTGGGATGAAGACCAAGGATTTGGTTCTTCAGATGGAACTTATCTTCTAAAAGATTTTATGGATACTATCATATCATCTTATACTAAGGGATATAAAACAGTATTTAATCCTTCGTTAAACATAATTAAACTTTAAAACATGACAATTAAACAATTTTATTTAGAAACATACCCAACTGATGATATGGGTAACGATATTAAAGATGATACTACCTTTTTGGGTTTGATTACCGAATTAGTTGGTAAAAATGATATATATGACTTCCTTGGTGTTCACGATAGTTTAATAAGAGAACGATTATTCTCAGAACTAGCAAAACAACTAAAAACAAGTTATGAACTCATTTATGATTTATGGTTAAAATAAATCAAAAATAATTGAAAAAAAGCTTGCATAATCCAATAAATAGTCGTATATTAGTATTGTAATTGAGTGGGAGTTTAGTCCACAAATAATAAACCTTTAAAACATAAAACATGAGTAAAAAATTAAAATTTTCGTTAAACGGTCAAGAGTTCCAATTACCCCTTAATTCTTATACAGAACAAACTTGGGGTAGTTCAGTTGAGAAATACATCCACATGAGTGCTAAGAATTGTGCTTCAATAATCAAACAATTTGTTAAAAAGAATTATCCTGAACTTAAGGTATGGGCTGGTTCTGATGTATATAGTGGTGGTTCTTCTGTAAGAGTAAGTGTTTGTAATCCTGATGGTTCTGAAGTAGATTATGATGTTTTCAAATCTATCTCCCAATGGAAACACATCTTACAAGGTGGTAACTTCAATGGTATGGAAGATATCTACGAATATAGAGAAGATAAATTGTGTACTGATAATGGTATGGAGTTGAAATACTTCCCTTCTTATATCTTCATTGATAACAAACCAAAATGGGGTTCTGTTGAATATTGGGTAAATCAGTATAATGAGTATAAATCAAATATCAATAATCCTGATTACTCTAAACAAAGAGAAATTATGAATGAGAAATATAATGGTTCGTTCTTAGAAATGAATAAAACTTATATGACTAAAAAAGAATATGAAAGATGTTCTTTAGTATTATCTTAAACTTTAAAATATGAGAATCGGATATAAAAAATTTAAAGAAATTAAAAAGTGGTATGGGTCATCTGATTTTGAAATCGGATATGATTCTTACTTTACTAAAGGTAAAGGAATAAACCTAAGATTTGGTTATTGGCAAAAAGTAGATTTTGAAGGATTGCAAGAAATACTACCACATTATTGTACGGTTACTGAAAACATCGTTGATGAAGATGAGGATTGTGGGGTTTTATACCAATATAATATTACAGATTCGAGGATATATTAAAATAACTTTAAACCAATAAGATATGAAACTACCTAAAATAACAAAACCTTGGAGTAAAGAAATGTATGAGTATAACGATTATGTTGCTAACTTCATGAAGATGGAAATTGAAACTAAGATTAACGAAGCCGAACAAAATGATGATTTCAATACCCTAAACGAACTAATGGTTCTTTCTGGTGGTATTAAGTATGGAGATAGTTACACAATTGGTGAACTATACGATGATTGTTTGAACGAATTACAGAATGTTCAAAACTATTGGTTACATGAAGAATTCCCATATGCTGTATCAAAAGGATGGGTTGATGATGTTGAATTAAAATTCGTTGGATATGACAAATAGTTGGTATTATACAGAGATGGGTTCTCGAAACAAGAAAACAGGTAAGTTATCTTACTACCAAGTAAGAGTAACCGATTATAGAATTGATGATTGTAATTGTAAGGCAAGAGAATTTCGTTCTTACTCACCTTGTAAACATATGAAAAGATTACACGAAAAATTAACACACTTAAATATTTAAAACATGAAATTATATAACGTACCAAGAAATAGTAGAATTAAAGTAATAGTAGAGGATAAAGTACCACCAGCTGCACCTCAAATCACAGAAGGTGAAGAGTTAAACTTCAGAAGTATCGATGGGATGTATAGTTACTGTACCAGAGATACTGGTGAGGTAGTACATTTAGCAGCTTGGACCGAAGTGGACGTAATAAATCAAAAATAATTAGGATAATTAAAAATAATTTCGTATATTTGTACCATTATGAATAAAACAGATTTAACACAACAAGATGGAATGTATTATGTAGGACACCTCATCGATATCGATGGAAGTGGTTATGTAGATGAAGAAACTGCAGAACTTATCCTATTAGAATATAATGCAGGAGTTACAGAATGAAAAAGATATTAAAAGAAATGTACCTTGGTATTAAGATATCAACAGAAATGTATCTTAGTGGTAAAGCAGGTATGTGGGGTAAATGGTAATAGTAGAAACTAATAAAGAGAAAGAACAATTTCTCGAATATTGGAATAACGAAGAATCTAAGATTATTCCGATTTGGGAAGATTTGGATAGACATCCTATGAATAATGGGTTGTCATTTTTGTATGTCCGATTCTCAAACTTAGATTTTATACTTCCTTTTAATCATAATGATTGTGAAAAGTTAGAAATAGATTTATCAACCTCGAATCAAACAAAGTGGATTTGGAACAAAAAAGGTTTCTTACAAACCGATATTAAGGTAAATAATCTAAAAGATGTGCAAACTTCCTTATTCTTTGAGAAATTCCAATTATATAATATCGAATCGAAATTAGAGGGTTTAACGAACTTTTACTATCGTTTGGGTATAAGAGATGGTTTGGGTAAGAGTATCCCTATAATGAAGTGGGGTGAAGTATTACAAGGTATTGTTGGTGAATGGGATATAAAAGATACAAACATTTGGGTGGATGAAACGATGATTCCTATTCTTTCAGATATCGAGAGAAAAGGGATTCAAGTCGATAGGGAAAAATTTTTTGATAGATGGCCAACTCACCAAAAGTCATTACTTTTAGGGAATACGTTCACCGAATACAATCCATACACGATTACATCAAGACCTTCAAACAGGCATTTAGGTATTAATTATGGTGCATTAAACAAATCCGATGGTAGTAGGGATGTATTCGTTCCAAGAAAAGGAAAGTTATTCTTACAATTCGATTACGATGCATATCATGTTAGAATTATTGGTAAGTTGATTAAATATAAATTACCCGATACTTCGGTTCACCAATGGTTGGCAGACCAATATGGTTGTGATTATGGGGAATCCAAAGGAAGAACGTTTAGAATCCTTTATGGGGGTGTATCGGATGAAGATAGAAAAATACCATTCTTTGATAAGGTAGATAAGTTTATTAGAAAGATGCAAGAAGAGAGTATTCGAAATGGGTATCTACAAACTCCAAAGGGAAGAAAAATTCCTTTAGGATGGATTGAAAAACCCAACTCTCAAAAGTTCTTCAACTATATTCTCCAAGCGACGGAAACTGAGTTCAATATTGAGGTACTGAATAAACTAAAAGAAAAAGGGTTACCTCTACCTATATTATACACATATGATTCATTTTTATTCGAGTTTGATGATTCTGAGGTAGAAACTATTAAAAAGATTAAATCCGTTCTCGAAAGTTATGGATTTCCTGTCAAAGCCGATTGGGGAAGTGATTATGGAAAAGTTTAATATTTATATATAACTTTTAAAGAGAAAAGAAAATTATGAAAATATTTAAAATATTACTGCTATCATTCATCTTGTGGGGATGTGAAGCAGAAGGAATAGTAGCACAAGAATTAAGAGAAAATGTAATTGTTGAAAACGCAGTATTTAAAGTTTGGTACAACGAAGTATTAGAACAACCTGTTCAATTAATTTACACATCTACTAATAGACCAAAAAATGTAGATAGAGGTTCAATGAACTTTTATAATGAAGCAGATTATCATACATCTGATAATGCTGATTATTATGCAAATGTGTGGGATAAAGGTCATTTAGCACCTGCAGCAACTTTTTCCGATTCTAAAGAAAATCTACGACAAACATTTTCGTTTTTAAATTGTGCTCTACAAAACCAATATCTTAATAGAGGTGAGTGGAGATTATTAGAAGAACAAGAACGAAGATGGGATGATGATTCAAACTTAACTATTACAGTTAATTTAGAATTTATTGATGGACATGAAGTTCTACCAACAGGTGGTCATGTTCCAACTCATATGATAAAACACATCAGATTTGATAACGATGGTAGTTATAGATGTTTTAGATTTCCAAATGTTAAACCAATCGAAGGATGGGAAGAACATGAGGTAACTCATACTCATTAATATTTATAGTATAGATGGATTATAAAGAAGTAATAGATAAGTTAGTAAGAGAACTCTCATATAGGGTAGGAATTCCCAATATAAAAAATAAAGACCATCAATCAATCATGTCAGAAATTCTCTCAGAATGGGGTGAGTATGATGTAAAAGAAACTATCTTTGAATTTCTTACTGAAGAACCAAGAAAATTTAAAAATCCAATTCTTAATAGAGTTATTAAGTATAGAGATAAAAAAGGTAATGAAAAAGAAGGGATTGTTGGAAATCTATTAACTTCACCAAAAGATTCACCAGGTAGAATAGAGGCAGAAAAAACCTTACCAGCTGAAGGAACTCCTGAAAGAGATGCAGTAAATCAAGAAGTTGGTTCTCAGGGAACTAAGAAAAAAATTGATTCTCCAAAAGGAAATTCAAGTGATACTACTGATGATACTCAAACCACACAAGGTAGTGCAGTAAAACC